CACTGCGCCTAGCGGACGTCAAGGACGAGACGAGGGAGAAACCTAGATGATCACAATTGAAGAACTGCAGAAGGTCGTGGCTGACAACTTCGACGGCGCGCTCACGACGGGTCAGCACAACGTAGGGGGCGCCGCCTGCGTCTGGGAGGCGTACAATTTCGCGACCCGTAACGCGCAGCCCGCAGAGTGGCTGCTTTCCATGCGCGCGCACGAGCGAGAGCTACGCGACGCTGGCAAACGCGACGTGGCCCTGTCGCCCCGCGAGTTTTCTTGGCTGCTAGACTTCGCCGAGGATGCGCTGCGACTGCGCGCCGTGCTGCGCTGGACCCACGACACCTACTGCTTCGCGGACTATGGCAAGCACGCGCCCGAGTGCCTACTCTGTGAGCTGGGCGAGGAGGAGACGACCGAGTGAGCACACCAGGCAAGTTGGCGTGTTCCCGCTGCGGCTACGCAGATGCGCGCACGAAGCATAGCTGCGTGCCGAAGCTACTGCCGCCGTACGTGCTCGCCGATGCCCGGCATGAAGCAGCACACGAACCCGGTAACGTCTTCCCCGGCCTAAAGGCTGGGGCTTTCCGGACTGAAGTCCGGGGTCTCCGCCGAGAGGATTTCAGATGACCATCGACATGCCGTGCACGCGGACGCAACTCGCGCCCCGCGAGAGAGTTATCGCCAATACCTGGAATCCCAACCACGTCAGTCCGGACAAGATGGAACTGCTCAAGCAATCGATCGTGGATAATGGGTTTTGCTTTCCGATCGTCACGATTCACGACGACGAGCGCGACCTCTACGTGATCATCGACGGGTTCCATCGCCGACTAATCTGCGATCCGGAGTGGCTCGATATCGATCCGATTCCGGTGGTTGTCCTCGGGCACGACATCAGCAAGCGGCAGATCGCGACGGTGCAGTTCAACAAGGCCCGCGGCGTCCATCAAGTTGACTTGGACGCGGACATCATCCGCGCACTCGTCGAACAGGGGATGACAGACGCGGACATCGCGACTCACCTCGGGATCGATCTCGATACGGTCCACCGATACAAGCAGGTTACTGGAGTCGCGGAATTGTTCCGCAACTCGGAGTACTCGCTGAGTTGGGAAATGGTTGATTGATTGACGGGGTCGCATTCGTGACGCCGCATGCCGTGGCGAGGTTTCGCGAGCGGATCGCGCCGCTCGATTACGAGGCGGCGCGCGCTGCAATACTTGACGGCCTGACTCGCATCGCGGGGGCGCCACAGCCGGCGCGTCATCACCCCGGCGAAGTCCTGGTCAGGGTGCGTCGTGGGCCGCATGCTTTTCGCGCACGGCTCGCGCCGCCGATGGGACCGGGGATGGCGCCCGTGGTCGTTACCGTCTTCCGTGGTGGTAGGTAGGCTAATACGAGGCATTAGCCGAATTGTTCTGCGGCACCACAGATACCCGTTGACTTCCCCAACCGCTTGGGCTTATATGGGGACATGACGAACAGCGGCCAGCAGGTAGCAATCACGGGCAACACCTACCCGGTCAAGGATTCGATCCGCGCTCTCGGCGGCCGTTGGAACGCTGCCGCCAAGGCATGGATGGTGCCCGCTTCGGTAGCCGACCAGGCGCGCGCGCTCGTCGGTGGCTCCTCGCGCGCGCGGCCACGGTATCGCCGCACGGGAACCTGGACGGGGTGTAGCTGCGGGTCTCGCGCGGAGAATCCGCGCGACAGCGATTGCGCGAGCTGCCAGCACGACGCCTAAAAAGGAGAGACCATGACGAACAGCAACGACACGACACGCCTCGAGACGCGCGTAGATGATTCTGACGCTCGTGGGGGTGTGACCGACAAGTACAATATTAGCTTCGCGACGATCAGCGCGCTGCGCCATGCATCATACGAGCACGGGGACGACTTCATGGGCGCGGTCTGCGACCTGGCGCTAGATGGCCAGATCGATACGGACGACTACGGGACCCTCGATCGAGCAGCCCTAATCAGGCTAGGGGATATGTCGCGCGATGAGGCTTACGCCGCTTGCGCCGCAGCGGTCAACGAGCTGGTGGGCGACGATGCAGCGCCGCAGCCCGGGTGCTCGTGCATCCGGTGCGCCAGGCCGCAGGTGGCGTCATGAGCATCGAGAAGTGCGACGGCTGTGGCGAGGCGATCACGGCCGAGGCAAACGCGCAGGGCTGGCCGATCCCCCGCTTGGCGGACGGCACGAGCATCGGCCCGTGCTGCTACGGCGAGGAGGCCTGGTGCCCGGCTGGACACGTCATGGACGCGCACAGCGAGGACGCCACGTGCGCGGTCTGCGAGGTGCGGGCGGTGACGATAACGGACGACGCTGTCCGGATAGCCCTGTCTACCCTCAGCCGCGAAATGGTCCGCCTGCGAGTGCCATGTGGCGCGATCACAGCCAGCGACTTCGGACGCTGGCACGCAATCCACCTCACCCAGATGATCGCGCTCTTGCAGTCGTTGCCGGCATTCCGAGACGCCAGCTGATTATCAGACGAAACAACGGGCGCTCGGGATTGAGCGCCAAGGGAGAAGGGACCACATGAAAGACGATCGCGCGACGATCATACCTGGGCGCGACCCGCGGGGGGCGACATGACGATCGAATGCCTGGAGCGTATCAGCTCCCTTGGGACGTGGCTGTGTCGGCCGTCGACGGCGACTGTCATCGTCCGCAGCTCGGAGCCGCTGTCCAGCGCCGAGCTGCGTGACGCGCTGGCGCACCTCGGCCACGTGAGCGGCGCGGCACCGCGGATCGCAGAGCCCGGGTGGAACCCCGCGCCGGTGTTCTGGGGCCAGCTCGGCCCATCCATGGATTGGACGGCGCACCTACGCGCCGACACCATCGAGTGCGCAAACGCGCTCGAAGAGTTGCCGATGCGCTCGGGACGCCAGCATGGCGGCTGATACACCCGACCTGTGGCACCTGACCCTGACCACCGGGCACGGCAGGCGCTCCCCGCGCAGCGAGGTCGAAGCGGACACGATCGACGCGCTACGCCCGATCGTGGCCCTCGCCGGCGGCGTCGTCCACGGCCTGCACATCGACATCCTCCGCCGGACGTTGCTCGATGGTCGCACCCTCGGAGCTGCCTACACCATCGGCCTCGACGGTCGTTCGCCGGCAGTGCGCTGCGTGCTCTGTTGTGACCGATCTGCGCACGAGACGTCGTGGCGCGATGCGCTCGACCACTTCGCCGAGAACCCGATCCAGACGGCATCGGCGGCGCTGATCGAACCCTCCGTACCGTGGCTGACGGTCGAGATGCTGCCGGGCGCGATCGGATGCCAAATCGACGACATACAGCTGATCGCGGACGCAGAGCGGTGCGTCGCATGGACCATGATGGAGCCGAGATGAATGCACCGACGTGCCGCACCCACCACATCCCTTTGGTCTGCCCTGCGTGTCAGGGCGCCAAGGGTGGTGGCAAGACCAGCCCCCGCAAGGCCGCTGCGGCCGCTGCGAACGCGAAGCTGGCGAGCGCCAAGCGCTGGCCAGACAAGGGAGGCAAGGCGCTCGGCTGCCGACGGGACCGCTAACGCGCAGTCGTCGCCAGCAGCACGAGCGGGCTACCTACCATCCTCGACGACCGAGCTTGCGAGATCCCGGCCGCACAACTCCCTTGGCGGTGCGGGACGGGTTGACCTTCAGGCGCTCCCCGCACAGCACGCAGTAGGAGAGCCCCCACCCGATTCGGCGCTGACAGCCCTCAGCTTCGCACCGATAGCGGTAGTCGCTCAAGTTCGACCTTCAGCGGCTTCGTTGCCGCGACGTAGCGCGACGCACTCGCCGCACTCGCACGCCAGTACCGAGCGATCGACGAGCGCCTGCCGCTCGCACTCCACGCCACACTCGGTGCGCGCCGAATGGACCTGGTTGAAGAAGCGGCGGCAATGTCCGCAGCGCACCTTCACCGGCGACCGCACCACGCGCAGCGATCCTGCGTTACATGCCCCATCGAGAGTCCCCGATCCGCCAGAGAAGGCGGCGCCACCACGACCACCATCGCTTCGGGATCATGTGGCGGCCCTTACGGCGCTACGATGGCGACGGGCTGCGTCGTCATGAACCGCACCGCGATATTCAGCACCGCGGCGACGATCAGCTCCACCTCTCCAGGTGCGATCGAGACGCCAGTCACGGACTGGACGACCGCCACGGCCGCGAGCGCCAGATTCAGATAGAACGTCTTCGACACAAAAATTGACTTCGTGTTGCTCATCATCCACCTCTTTCGTTGGTCGCGCTGGTCGCGACGGTTACGGTCCCTTCGTCTCCATCCGTCTTGCCGGTGATCGACGTGACGAGGTTCTTTGCCGCGTCGGGGTCGGGCCGCGAGGCACCAAAGAAGAATCCGAGCACGCCGCTCACCACCGACGCGAATAGTGCGTTCGATGAGCGCAACACTTCGCCGTTGTCCGCCGGCCACTGGAAGATCGAGACCAGCGTTGTGACCGTGAGCGATGCCATGGCGAACATCGCAATCCGCGCGGCCCACAAGTATTTCTGCCCGTTGGTCACCGGCACCACCTAGTTGGGTCTCGTTTCCCGCCGTCGTACGGATCGGCGAGCTTCATTCGGATCAGCTCTTTCGAGATCGACAGGCCGCCGACCTCGATGTCACCGAGCACGCGGCCAAACTTCTCACGCTCCTCGCCGCGGGTGACGAGCACGATCTGCTCGCCTCGGAGCCGATCTTCGACGAACGCCTTGGCTTCCAGCCCGAGCTTCTTCTCGGCTGGACACGCCGGTCGGAATGTCTCTGGGGCGTTCACGCCGGCCAGTCGCACCGTGTCGAGGATCTGTGTCGACAGCTCCACGTCCTGCCCTGGCATTCGCACCACCGCTCGCGCCGTGATGAGGGCATCGATCGTGTCAGCATCTACCACTCTCACGAGCCGCGCGTCGTACCGACGTTCCGGCACGACACGCGGCGCGGGTGTGGCGAGCGCGACCGAGAGTGCGAGGGCGAGGATCATCTACTCGCCCGAATCCTCGGTCAGCCCGCCGATCGTCAGCACACCGGCGCACTGGAACCCGAGGTTGTCCGCCGTGTACTCCCCCGACGGGTCGAGCACGACAATTGTGCAGCGCTTGAGCTGCCGCGAGGCGTAGTTCCAGAGCGTCAAGCGCTCCTGGTTGTCGACCTCCGCTTGCGGAATGCACTCGATCACCGACGGGTCGAGTACCTCCGTGCAGATCGGGATGAACCGCACGCGGGGCGCGTCCTGCGCCAGCGCCACGAGCGACGTGCATGCGACCGCGAGCGCGGTCAGTGCGTAGACTAGGAACCTCATCGTGTACTCCTTTCGTGCTGCCCGATCAGTCGAACAGCTCTTTCAGCGCGGCAACGAGGCCGCGGATAGCGAGGTCAACTCCGAGCGCGAGCAGCTCGGGCGGCACGCCACGGAGTTCCTTGACGCTGTGTTGCAGGAGCGGGAGCGCGGCGATCACCCCCTGGCGGACGTAAGCGTGTTTCTGTTCCGACAACCAAGGCACCGAGTTGACGCGCAGTACCAGCGGGGCGGCCGCGGGTTCGAGTAGTCGGGCGACGGCCGCGACGGGCAGGAAGAGGCTCGGCTCCGCGGGGAGCAGTGTGCCCGATGTTCCACGTGAATCATCAACTTCTCCAACGTTGGCGGATTCACTCATCGCTTCACCTCACTCCGCTGAGAGTACCGGGTTCTTCATTTGCGCGTTCCCTTGTCCGCCAACGCCTGCTCGCGGCGCTCCGCTTCACGCGCCAGGTGTGTCATCAAGGCCTTCGTGCCTTGCTCATCGATCCGGCTCAGGATCGCCGCCGTGATCCGGTTGTTGGCCGATGCCTCTTCCATGGATTGCGACGTCTCGCGCTGCTGCTGATTCAGGTCGTTGATCGACGTGCGTTGCTCCGCGTCCACGCCGCTCTGGACGTACACCACCGCGATCAGCGCCATGGCGATGATCGTGGGACTCAGCAGGCCCTTCTCGGCGAGGAACTCGAACATCTCCTTGATCATCAGCGTCAACCCCTCAGAGGCTTGGTCACCGGCGTCAGCCACAGCGCGGCTTCCGCCTCGCGCCGGCGGACCAGCCCCGGCAGCACGACGAGATCGCCGGTTAATGGGTGCCGAGCTTTCGTCCAGCGCCGGAGCTGCGTCGGGACGGCGTCGTACTGCCCGCGGTTCAGCACGTCGCGCAGCGTACTTGTCATGAGGTTGCCCGGCCCGAGATTGAACGTCCACGAGACGAGCGCGCCGCGTTGGTTGTCGTTGAGGTCGACGCGGATCAGTCGGTCGACGTGCTCGGCTGCTTCCTCGAGGTCTCGACCGAGCATCTCCTCCGCTTCGTCGTCGGTGATGACGTCGCCGAAAATGACGCCGGAGGCGTGCCCGTAACCAATCGTCGGCTTCCCGGCCGGGCATAGGTACGCCCGAAGACGGAGCCCTTCAAATTGGCGGACCAGATTGACCGTCGCCTGATTGACCGGACGAGGCATCAGGTCGCCTCGCCTTCGGATTGTTTCTTGCTCACTCAGCAAGTCTCCCGCATCTCGCGGCGGTGAAGGTCCGAGACTCTCGCGTCATTCCGCTACTGTGCACGCCTTACTCAATAGGCGACGTTGAACTCGTATTTCGTGCAGCCCCACGGCAGGTAGAGCTTGACGAGCCACCTGCCGGCTTGGGGCCTCGGGCGCACCCCCGGTGCGGGGCCGACGTCTATCGTCCACGTGCCGTCCGGCGCGATCGCGGTCATCTCCAAGTTCGAGCACGACGCGTTGCCGAGGTTGATCGTGAAGATCTCAAAGAACGGGAACGCCTTTGCTGGGAGGTCGGCGCAGAGAATCCGCTCGACCCCGACCTCTAGGTTGACGTCCTGCTTGCGCCAGTGGTTCGCGCTGATCTTCGAGAAGCGGTCGCTATCCGAACACGCTGGCGTCGGTCGCGGCGTCGCGGTTGGAATCGGCGTCGCCGTCGGGACTGGTGTGGGCGTCGCCCTCGGCCGGAACTCGACGCACTGCTTCTTGTTCCCGTTGGTCGTCGTGCAGACGCCGACGATCTCCGCCGCCCCCGCGACGGTGAAAGACAAGACCACCCCCGCAACCGCACCCATCCATTGTCTCGCCTTCACCGCCGCACCCCCTAACCCCGAGTTGCTACCTTCACATTATCCCCGAATCGCCCAGATGTTGCGTGCCGCGAATGAAAAACCGCTACCGCTGGTGGTTCAGAGCTTCTGAATCAAGACGATCTTCTTGTGGTAGGGCAGCCCGCTCAATGCGGCCCCGGTCGAATGCGAGCTCGCACTCAGTCCGGGGTCGACCGTCGACAGTAGGGCTGTGATCGGATGCGCGTGCCCGCCGAACGCCTCGTTTTCCCCCCCTGCAGCGACGCTGATCGTAGACGCAGCCGCGTTCTCCCCGATATATTCATATGCCGAGAATCCCCCCATCGGAGCCGCGGAGGGTTGGATCACGGTCCCGCCGTGTGCATGCGAGAGTGTGTGCGAGGAGTTCGATTGCGTGTGAACATGCCCACCATCTCCGGATCCGGGAGCGGCAGGGCTCGCCGCAGCGCCCTTGATGAAGAAGCCGACCGCGGCCGTCAGGACTCCCCACCCGCCGGGAGCGTCAGCGGATTGCGCCCAGAAGATGATCGACCCCGCCGGTAGAACTGTCTGGTTCGCGTCGACCGGCTTCATAAACACCAGCTCGTAGAAAGGCAGGGCCGGCTCGTCGTCCGCGATCGTCCCGGACGCTGATCCAGATGTGGTGTTGTCCCCGGGCGCAGTGATGGTGAACGGGTGTTGATGCTCCCGTGAAGCGGCGACTCCACCGGTGAACGAATAGAAGAACTTCTGGGCAACGATCGTGTTCGTCGCCGACCCCAAGTTGAAGGCGGCTGCGGAATGGACGTGTCCACCTGAGGAATGCGTGTGCGACGGCATCGCTCCGGTGTGCTTGTGCGTCCCCGCCGAGAACGCGGTGTTGACCACCTCCGAGTCGCCGGTGACCGTGGAATTCGCCGAGTTGGGGAATGAATAGCTGTTGTCCTGGTCCGCCGTTTCGTGCATCGGCATGACCGTCCACGCCGTTCCGGACCCACCCGTCACAACGACGCGCACCACCTTGCTCGCGTCGGCGGTGTTGGTGATCGTCAGCCGCTTCCCGATCGATATGTTCGTGCCCGACAAGACGTTCAGCGTAGATCCCGAGTCGGAAGTCGTGAAGGCCGACGTGTTGACCCGAGTCGAAACGGCCCCGTTCGTCGTCGCTCCCCGGAGATACAGCCCGTCCAGGTCGGTGACGCGAGTCCACCCCGCTGGGATCGAAGCCGAGCGATACCCGACGATCAGGTCCTGAGAGAGCGCGCCCGTGGTGTTCGCCGTGCGCTGCATGAACTTCACGCGGCGGAAGTCGGGCTCGTTCGGTCCCGGCACGGTGGACAGCGAAGTCGGCGTGGCACTTGTCCCGCTCGAGGCCCCGACGTTCGAGGGTGCCCCGGGTACAGGGTGCGTGTGCCCGCCGTCGGTCAAGCCACGGTGCACATCGACCGGAACCTGCCGGCCGGCTGCCGGATAGGCGTACTTTCCGAGGTACTCAATCTCCCAGTCGAGAGTGACTGCCCCGGCGCCGTCGATCCCGTGCGACGATGGTGTCGCCGAATGTTGGTGCGACGGAACATCGTGGACGTGCGAGAGGCTGTGCGTGTGGTGAGTGCCCCCGAGCTGCGTTGCCACATCGGGGGACGATGCTCCCATTGCGAACTGGTTCCGTAGGTCGGTCACCTCGGCGTAGTCGGTGATTGCTCCACTAGCCAAGGTGATCGGGATGCCGCCCATCGGAACGGAGTCAGGAGAGATGTCGACCCGATCAGCGACAGGATCGTTCTGTCGCTCAGCCTTCAGCTTGACAATCTTCGCGTTGGCGTCGTCATACTTGACCTCAGTGATGCGCCACACCGGGTACTCGTTGGCCATCTCCGGGACTCGCGGGTTCAGTCGGTGGTAGACATACTCCCCGACGATCGGCAGCCTCTCTAGTCCGTGCACAATCAACTCGAGCTGGTGACGCTGCCTCGAGTAGTGCAGGACGATGGGCGCTCCGATGCCCGCAGCGGACGGTCCATCAGTGGCCAGTGCCTTGACCGCGATTCGCTTGGAACTCTGGATCGCGAACTTGCCCTCCGATGGAAGCGAGCTCGAGAGCCCTCGCGCTTCCATGTCCGCGATGATTCTTTCGGCGACGCGATTGGAGGCTTGGAGGTTGACGTCGTAGGTGACCGCAGCCTCGTAGTAGTGCTCATCGAGGAACGAGAGCGCCCGCGGTTCCGATCGGACCGAATCCGCAAGGACGGCAATGCGATAGACCTCGACGTCGTCCAGCGCGATCGATGTAGCGACGGTGCTGCCGTGGGCGGGATAGATTAGCAGCTCGGTGTGCCCTGCGTCCCCAGGTTCGGTTTCAACAAGAAGGGAATGCCTGGTCCACTTGCCGGTCTCCAAGACCATCGGGTCGGAGAGCGTCTCCACGCCGGATGGTCCGGTGACGCCGATCCGCAACAGGGTGGACGCGCCCGAGAGAAGGGACGCGAGAAACGTGACGACGTAGCTTCCCCCGCTCGGGAGAATGAAGTTCTGAGCGATAGCCGCCGCGGCATCAGGGGAGCCGCCGTTGGACACCTCCGCCGAGCGGGCGCCGTTGTACTTCCTCGAGGTAGTGGTCACGAAGGTGGCGGAGTTTGTGACCCGCCATGGGAACCCAGAGGTTGAGTCGTCCTCGAAGCCCGGATTGCGGCAAATGTTGCCCACCGTCAAGTCGGGCACGTCGATCGCGACTCTGCCTTGACGGTTGACCTTCCAGAACGCGAAGACCCTGGAGCACAACTCGGAGAGCGCATCTTCGGTGTTCATCGCGCCGTCGATGACCAGTCCGACCTTTGGTGCTGTGGGAATGATCCCGCTGTTGATCTGATACCGCCAACGACGGTCGATCATCCGGAACGAAGGCTCGACAAGATGCTTCGCTGACACTCCCCCGTAGGTGGCGAGAATGTGTCGCGCGATCGCGCCAGGCGTCTGAAGGGCCGTGCCGGTCGATGCTCCGGTGCTGGTCGAGCCGATCAAATCGACGTAGACAACGTCCGCCGGCTCCGTGGTCGTAGGGAAAGCGGCGTTGTTGACCCGCACCTTCCCCAGGTCGATGTAGGCCGCGGTGACGTTGAGATTCGCCCCGGCGACCGTCTTTCTGGTGGTGCCATCGAGGTATACCGCAGATACCGATTTTACTGCGTGACCGGCAAACTGATACTCGTTCCAGTTCGCCCCGCCCTCTAGCGTCGTGATCCGATACGCGATGACCCTCCGAAGGGAGCCGTAGAGGAGCGGCAGCGACTGGTCGTCGCGGGTCCTCAGCGTGGAGTCCGAAGCCAGCCCCTCCTTCACTGATATGGTCGTCGTCGCGATGGGGCGCTGAATCAGGAGTCGCCGGTCGAACAGTCGAAGGGTGAGCTTGCTGAAGTCCGATCCGGCAAGACCGAGAACGGCATCGCCGACCACTTCAAAGTCGGCGAGGTTGTTGGACTTACGCGTGAACCCCCTCCGCACCTTCGCGCGGAAGCCCTCGAACGTCGCAGGAACAAGAAGCGCATCGTCGAACCGACGGTCGGCAGCGACGACCGACAACGCACCGAGGCTGGTGCTGGCGGAGTACTCACCCTTGCTCGATGAGAGCCTCTGTGTGGCACCGGGAACGTCTTTCAGTAGTGGCGCATAGGGCAGGGTGGTGCCGGCCGAATCGACGAGGTTCTCCTTTTCCCTCCCGACCAGAAGGGCAGGGATGACGATCACCGTCACGTCGCTGTCGGCGGGCGAATCACCGGATGGGAGTTCGACGTATATGTCCATCATTGCCGAGTCCCAGAACCACTCCCCATCGGAGAGGTCCGCGAGCGAATAGACCCGGGTGTACTCCACTTCACCGACCGTGACCCTGGAGATCATCTGCACGTCGGAGAGTCGCTTGGAGAACCTGCCTGACGTGGTCGTCGAGTTCCAGTTCTTGTAGATCCGCCCGCCCATCTCTACGTCGGCGACGACGGCCACTCTCTCGTCTGGCTGCGCGCGAAAATCCGGTTGTTCCCGCATCCACGAGAACGTGAAATCTCGTGCCTGGAGGACCGTCGTGACGGCGGTGTTGCGACGCAGCTCGACGGCGTTTGTCGTCGCGCCGGCGTCCCTGCGATTGCGGATGAACCAGAACGTTGGGGAGAAGTCGGTGGACGCCGCACCGAAGATGTCGTTGTGCGACCCTAGTCCTGTCCCAGCCAATTCGTAGCGCGGCCTCGAGCGGATGGGATTATCTCCCCCTACGGACGCAGCGACGATCTCTATATGCCTGCCGGACGCAAGCGTGACGGAACCGGAGGTCTTCGCAGTGACGTAATTGTTGTTGCTGACCGACTGCGAGAAGTTGGTCGACAGGTCCTCGCTGTGCTGACCGGCGGCAAGAGCGGGAATGTTCGCAAGCGGGATGGCCGCGAGGAATGCATTCTTGATCTTGGCCGTGTTGCCGCCCGACTGGCGGAAGCGGATGCGGATCCTGTTCGTACCGGGCACGGTCACGACGCCGAAGAATCCCGCGCTCACGTAGTCGTTCGCAGTCCCGGGTTTGACCAGCTGATTCGCGAGGACTGTCCCGCCGGACGTCAGTTCAAGGACTACGTCGGCCCGAGTCGCGGTGTTCGTGTTGGTCGCGACCCACGTGGCGACGATCAGGTACTCGCCGGCGGGAATGTTCGCGCCCAGGTCGAGGTGGTCCTGGTAGCTTACCGACGTGGTCGTTTGCTCTGCGGTCTTTCCGTCTCCCGCGAATGTGCCGGAGAGATACCGGAGAGCAAGGATGCGCGGAGATTCGATGGTGACCGTTGCGCCCGCCGTCGGACTCGTCAGGTAAACGGCCTGCTCGTACCGCTGCCCTCCGACGAGAGACACCTTCGCCGCCGCGACATAGTTGGCCCGGTCTGGATCCGTAGAGGAGAGGTCGACCCGTGACGCCCCGTGGGCGCCGTCGCCGCTGTATGGATCATCCTGAAGCGCGTTGAGCCACAGTGAGGCTGCGGCGCCGGATGGAGTCCCGGATGACTCCAGTGTCCCGCACGCTACTACCAGATACGTGTAGGCATCCTCCGGTGCTTCCGAGAGATCTATCACGCAGCGTGCAACGAACTCGTCGCCCGGAAAGATCGTGCTGCTGCCCGGAAATGTGTAGGGGAACGTGACGGTGTCGACAGCCGACTGTACCGGCTTGAGCGTCAAGTTCGTGGAGTCCGTGACCTTCGTCACGTAGCAGCGGGCGAAGCCGGCCGACCCGTCCCACAGCAGAACTAGCTGGCCCTCGACGTAGAGCGGTGAAGCGGGGGCAGTCAGGACAAACGCGGCTCCCGCCGTGCCGAGAGAGACCGAGCCCGTGGTCGTCGCGGTCGTGCTTGAGATTGAAGCGCTCGACCGGTCCTGCGCGTCATAGAACAGGTCGAAGCTATCCACTGGCTTCCTCGAAGGAGATGCGCAGATCGTTCAGTTCTGGAGCCTCCAGTGTCCCGGTCTGACTGTCGGAGAAGTAGCCGTAGAAGCACCCGCCGCCCTTCACGATCGGATCGGTGGAATATGCATGTACGTCCAAGATGGCGTGTTTCGAGCCCTGAGCCGCGACCTTTCTCTTGAGGGTGTAGAACTCCGCGAACGTCATGTCGGCGACCGTCAAGTCAATCTCGTGGTAGGGCCTGATTGGGTCGGACCACTGTGCGCGGCCGTAGGCTCTCTGCCTGTCCGAGGGGTCGTTGGGGGAGATTCTCACGCCCTGATTCGGCGTGATCGCGGTGTAGTCGCCGAGGAAGACGGAGCCGATTTCGAAGAGGTCTTCGTCGGTTCCATAGGAACCACCTGGCGGGAGCCACACCTTCCAGAACCGCCGCACCCCTGCGGTACCACCCGTCGGCGTGCCCAGGTACCACCGCAGCACCTTACTGACGTCGTCCTGCGGATAGAGCGGGAAGTCCCAGCGTACCGGGTTGACCAGGCCGGCTGAATCATCCGAGGCGCGAAGGATGACAGTCGTGCCCGCATCGAAGTTGACGTCCGTCAATGCAAAACACGTCGGGAGCTTTGCCGACCCCAGGTCGAAGCTGACATACTGGTCGGCGGTCGCATCGGTTGACCGCCAAGTCTCCGACCTGTGCGGAGAGAGCAGGTTGGTCGCGGGATACAGCGCTCGCTCGGTGGTCTTCCCCGCGATCGATGCGTCGAGGGCCCAGTTGTTGAACCAGATGGCTCCGGCTTCAGGTGGCGATTCTAGCGGCACATCAGCCTCCGAACGAAATCCCAGCCTTGTCGGCAACTCGCTTTGCGATCGTCCACGCCTCGATCAGGACCTCGTCGTTCATCTTGACCTCAGCGTGGAGCGGCTGATTCTTCAGCGAATCGGCAAGGCGATTGAGAGCCTTCGCGACATCCTGGTTGCCGGAATCGCCGCTCCGTGCGCGACTCAGCGGGATGATCGCCTCCGGCCCTGACTCGCCGATAAGCGCGTACGTCGGACGGGTGACGATGCCACCAGCGGCCAAGTGCGGCAGATCTACCAACTGGCTGTCAGACACCCCGCCCGTCCTCCCGAAGGCGTCGAGCTGGGTGATCTTCTCGTCGGTCGTCACGAGCTTCTGTCCCAGGTCGCACTCTCCGGTGCATGCGTTCGCGGCCTTGTCCGCGGCCGTGTCGAAGCTCTGCCCGGCCCGGTCGATGTTTTGCACCGTGGTGTCGAGGTTGAGGCCCAGCGCCTTAGCCGCGTCCGTGCCGATGTCGATGATCGACTGTATGGCCGCCTTGAACGCGGGGTCGTCGAGGATGTCAGCGATCAAGCCGACCTGTATCGCGATCCCGGCGGCGGCCATGGCGATGCCCTCCGCGCTGCCAGCAGCAATGGCCTTGCCGAGGTTCTCGAACTCCCCGGTGATCAAGGCGAGCATTGGAGCAAGCGCACCCTGGATCACTGCGGCGTCGATGAACGCACCGACCAAGCCCTCGACGATGTTGCCGTATACTGCCTGCCGGAGAGCCAGAGAGAACGTGTCGAATGACAGGTTCTTTGGGTCGCGCAGAGCAGACTGGAGACTGCCGCCGATCAGGTTGCCAGCGGTCGCGCTCGCCGTGGTCAGCGCGTCGACGACCTCCTCCTCCGTCTTCAGCCCGAAGGCCTCCGCGACAACGTCGAACGCCGGGCCCATGGCAAGGATCGCCGTCTCTGCCGTGCCGGCGAACTCTTCGGCCATGTTCCCGAGTTCGGCCGCTTCCGCGACGTCGATGACCCCGTCCTTCATCGCCTCGCGCGTCGCATCGGAGAGCTTCTCGTTGAACGCCTCGAAAGCGATGCTCTCGACGAGCGCGTTCATCATGCCATCGAGGACCCCTTCGCCCGTGGACTTCCTCAGCGCCTCCTGCAGGTCATCTGCGGATCCGCCGTTGGCGAACTCCTCGATCGCGTTGTCGAAGTTGAAGGAGACCAGGACATCGAGCTTGTCGTCGCCGGCCGCTGGCTTGTCGCGCGGGTCGACGAAGTCGGGGTGTCGAGGGTCGAGCGGCGACGTGATCGGCTCACCCGTGTCGGGTCGTCCGACGCCGATCGGAATCAGGTCGCCGGTGCCGTTCGCGAAACCGGGCACGCCGTCAAGCGGCATGACCGAGACGCCGCCGCCCTCGTGCGCGAGGATCAGCTCGGGGCCACGCTCGCCGACGAACGCCATCGTGCCGGCCGGCACCGGGCCGCCGTTCGCGCGGCCAGGGATCGGCGGGACGAGTCCCAGCGCTTCGGCCAGCTTGCGCGCCGCCGCTTCGGCTAGGTCCAGTCCGCTCTTGAAGTTGCCACGGAGCGCCTCGGCAGCCTCGTCCGTCGCCGGCTGAAGCCCGCTGCGGAGCTTCTCGGCCATCTCGTCGGCGGCACCGGCCGCGCCAGTCGCGCCGAGCGCGAGCGCCACCTTTTCGGCCGACGACAGTACGCCGTCGCGCAGCGCCGTGCTGGCATCGGTGGCGGCTACGGCGAGCGCCTCCGCTCCACCGTTCGCCCCGAGCGCCGCCTTGATCTTTTCGAGCCCGGCTCCGATCTCTTCTGGGCTCGCGTCAGGACCGAACGCCTCGCGCAGCGCCGCGAGCCCGGCGCCGATCTCGGCCGCCTTGTCGCCCCCGAGCGCCGCCTTGATCTTTTCGAGCCCGGCTCCGATCTCTTCTGGGCTCGCGTCAGGACCGAACGCCTCGCGCAGCGCCACGAGCCCGTCGCCGATCTCGGCCGCCTTGTCGCCACCCAGCTCGACCGCGAGCGTGTTGATGCCGTCCTTTAGGGCGCCGGTCACGTCCGGCCCGACCGCGTCGCCGACCTCCTCCAGGTTCTTCGCGGCACGCCGCGCCATCTCGTCAAGCTCGCCGCCAGTATTCCTCGCGTTCTCGTTCAACTCCTTGACGTCATCCACCGCCTTGTCGGTGTTCCCGACGACCGTCTGTGCGACGCCGCCCAGGGTCTCGAGCGTCGGGCCGAGCGCGGTGAGCGTCGCGTCAGTCGCGCTGCCGACCCCCTTCGCGAGCCCGTCGATGAACGCCTGCTCGTCGGCCGAGATGAACCCGTCTTCGAGCGCGACCGAGACGGCCTGCTTGAGCTGCCCCATCAACGTGCCGAGCGCGCCCTCCATAACTGCGCTCTGCACGAGTGCTTCCTGCATCCCCTGCAAAATGTTGTCGCGCACCGACGAACGGAACGACTCACCGAACGCGGCGACGCCTTCGGATGTCGAGCCGCCACCCTTGATGACGTCGAACATCGAGCCACTCGCGCCGCCGACCGCGTCCCGGAGCGAGGACGTGGCGGCGTCGATCGCCTCTTTCAATCGGTCAGCCCGGAAGAGATCGGACAGGCCGGCCGTGCCGCTCGAGATGGAATCGGCGAACACTTGGCCCGCCTCATCCATCTTCGCCTTCAGGCGCGTGAGGTCGGCCTTTTCTGCCCCCGAGATCACGCCGTCCGAGAACGCCGCCGCGACCTTGAACTGGAACTCGGTGGTGAGTTGCGCGAGCGCGTCGCCCTGCGGACTCTTCGCAGCGAAGTCGCCAGCGGCTACCTTCGCCGCGTTGAACGCGCTCGCGTCGATCGTCGAGTCCATTTGCTCGCGCGCAGCATCGCGACCCGACCCGGGGGCGAGCGCTTCCGCGTTGGCAGCCACCTCGAACAACGACTCGGCCATGCCCTCGATCGCGTCCTTGTTCGCCCTGATTGTCTCTTCGAGATTGATCCAGAACGCCTCGGCATCCGTCGGCTTGAGCGCCTCCTCGATCGCCTGATCGACCTCCGCGGCCGCGTCGCGTATCGCACGAAGCTGCGGGATGTACTCCTGGAGATTCGCCTTGCCGAGCGCGATCGCGGATACCATCTGGTTGCGGAACGACTCCAGCCCGACCGTATCCGTCAAGTCGAAGTCGCCCCCCTGTAGCTTGGTGACTACCTCGAACACCGGAGAGAACGCTTCGGCGATTCTCGTCTTGTCGAACAGCTGCTCGGTGGCAACCCCGATCGTCGCGCTGTTGATCTGGTTGCGCAGCTCCTGCCCCATGGCTTCGATGCCGGAGAACACGGAATCTCCAGTGAACACCGCGGCGATGTTCCCGCCGATGAACGACGCCGACGCAGCGATCGAGGCTAGCTGGCGCTCGAACTCCTCCGTGTCAATCGAGAAGCCCTGCGCGACTAGCTGCTCGATGACGTCCATCGTCAGCGCGGTGTCGTCGGAGAGGTTGCGCAGCGTATCTTTGGCTGCATCGTCGATCTCGCCGAACGCGTTGACCCCGTCCTTTTCCATGTTGCGCAACGCGATCGAGGTCAGATTGACACCAGCGGGGTAGTCGCCCTTGAACAGCTGAGTGACGCCAACGAGAGCCTCGGCGTACGAGCGGGCACCCTGAGCAGCGGCAGCAGACGGGTCGAGCCTTCCGAACTCGACACCAGCCGCCACGGAGTCTTCGAGCACGTCGTTGATGCCGCGCATCGAAGTCATAACGTCGATGCCAGCTTCGTGCGCGAACAGGCGGAGCTGGTCGAACATGGCCTCGAACTCGACGCCTTCCGCCAGCCCGCGCGACAGGAACTCGGCCATGATGTTGCCCATGGCCTCGCCGAGCCTGCCTGCGTCCTCGTTCAACTCACTGCTGCCGAGCTGCGAGAACAGCGACTGCGTTGCACCGAACGTGAGGTCGATCTGCTCGTCGCTGAACCCCCGCGCCCGCGCGGTGTCGCTACCCGTCAGGTTGTTTCTGGAGACGCCCTGCGGCCCGCCGCTCCGAACGGTGATGTCGCCGAACTTGACCTGGAGAGCTGCGAACGTCTCGCTCGAGTCGAGTATTGCCTCTGCGCCCTTGCGCATCGCGAGGCCCAGCGTCGGCAATGCCAACACGATGTCGGTGAGCCATGCGTGAAAAAACCCGTTCGGGTCGATCAACTGTCCCGCTGCCGACTGCTGTACGCCAACGAAGCCCGTGTATTGGCCAGAGCGAAATGTGTCGCGATCGACAGAGCTAGCAATCGCGCTTGCGAGCCCGCTGCCCACGGCCGCGCCGAGAACGCCGCCAAGCGGGCCGAGCCAGATCGAGGCGACCGCGCCAATAACAGTCCCGATCACCTGGCCCAGCGTATTGCTGGCGTTGATCACGCCCTCCTCGACGCCCTTCGCCAGAATGCCCTGAAGCTGGGTGTTGTCGGTCGGCTGGAACAGGGAGAACGCAGTGGCCCCGCCCCCGAGGGCATCACTCGCGACCCCGCCGACATCGACCGTGCCGTCCTTGTTCCTCGCGACCCCGCCACCGATCCGCTCAGTGAAGCTGATGGACTCGCCATCTGCGTTCTTCGAGCCGGTATCGCCGGTGAACAGCCCCTTCAGTCCGTCGAAGGTGGCTGCGCCGATGCCGCTGACGCCGCCCATCGTTTCCGTCCAGTCCTTGAGCAGACCGAGCGTGAACGACTGCCAGACATCCGACATCTCCAGCGTACCGTTGATCAGCCCGTCGATGGTCTGCCCAAACGCGGCGTCGATTCCTTCAAACGCATCATTGGCGTCATCCTTCGTTTCGCCAAACTTGTCCTTCAGCGCGTCAAGCTCATCCCCAAGCTTCTTGGCCTGATCGACTTGCTGCTCGGCTTGCTCCTGCGACGCGCCTTGCGACTTTTCTTTCTCGATCGCCAGTTGGCGATACGCCTCCTCGACCGAGATCACCTGCGCCTCCACCTGTCTCCAGATGCCGACTTCCGTCGTGAGGTCAGCGATCTGCTTCGCGTTGTCGAAGGTGTTCGCAGCAGCAGCCTTCGCTGCACCGGCCGCACGCGCAGCGTCCTCCTCTAGTAGCCACGCACCGACGTTCTCGATGGTCGCGCCAGCCGCGAGCTTCTGGGCAGCCTCGACCTCAAGCGATGCGCGCGCGGCGTCATCGAGGATCGCAGCGAAGGCGTCTCCCCCAGCGACGCCTTGGAGTATCGCGTTTGTTTGGGCAAGGATCTGATCCGTGCTGGCCCGCATGGAAGCGGTCGACGTGATGAGCGCCGTGTTTGTCGCGGCCATGGCGTCCGCGACCTGTTTGGCGGCACCCGCGACCTTCGGCAGCTCGAGCGCGGTCTTACTCGCTGCACCGCCCGCGGCATCAACAGCCGACGTGACGGGCGGAACCTTGGTGCCGAGCGTTTGGAACGAGCCACCCAGATCGTCGGTGAGCTTCAGGAACGGTTGCCCGGCCGCCTTCGCCTTCTCCACGGATGCGTTAAACGCGTCGATCCCTTGGCTGGCGGATAGGCCGAGCTGATCAGCGCGCGAGCGTGCACCGGGGGTGAGCAGTTCGTTCGGATCGAGGCCACCCTGGCCAGCGGCGATGTCATCGAGGAACCTGACTTGGTCAGCGGCGAATTTTGCGCCTTCAGCGATGATCGCCGCGAGCTTCGTCGTGAACGTCGCCGCGACTTCCGTCACCAGCCCGGTGACGATTGCACTGCCGATGTTTGCGCCAACTTCCGTCGCTTTCGAGACCGCCGCATCCATCGCGCTGTTCAGGGCGTTGACCAGCGCCGGCCCGAACCCGATCTGTTCGACTTCGGTCTGGAAGGTCTTGACCACCCCGCTAGCTTCGCCCAGGGCATCGCGAACCCAGGTGCCGATCGCCTCGCCGAACGCTCGAATGCCCCCCTCGCCGATCCCAAGGGACGAGACCAGCTCGACCAGCTCGGTACCGGCCGCAGCCAGCGCCGGCGCCATGCCGATCGCGAGCTGATTCTGCACACCCTCGACCGCAGCCATGAACACGTCGGTCGAGTCGCCGATCGAGTCCATGGCGCTCGTAAGCTCGCCGGTCAGATTCAGCCCCAGCTTGGCCGAGAGCTCTTGCCACTTCCGCAGACCGTCAGCGCCCTCGTTGAGGAACGGGATGAGCTGCGCGCCGGACCTGCCGAGGAGTTGCATCGCGATCGCGGTCTTTGCCGCGCCGTCCTCCGCTCCTGCGAACTGGTCCGCGATCTGGAGGAGGATCTCCTCGCTCGACTTGAGGCGTCCGTTCGCATCAGTGACGGCAATGCCCAGGGAGGCGAAGCCCGCCTGTGCCTCCTTCGAGCCGGTAGCCGCCTCAACCATGTTCCGCGAGAGCATCTGGATGCCGGTGCCGAGCCCCTCGATCGACACCCCCGACGTTCGCGCCCCGAGCTCGAGGGAGGACAGCGTCTCGACCGACACGCCGATCCTCTTCGAGAGGTCGTCGAACTCTCCGCCCCGAGAGATGCCCGCGAAGACGCCCTCGATCGCGCCACCGATGGCGGACATCGCCTTGCCGGCCAGATCCAGAGCACCGACGACACCGCCGATCTTGAGCGCGATCGACTCGAACGACGACAGGGACGAAGACGCCGCTTTCTTCGCGCTGTCGCCGAACTGATCCGCGGCGTGCTCGCCCTTGGCGAGACTCTCGACGACGCCCTTCTTGAACCCGTCCCCGAATCCAGCTGCGAACTCGGACGCCTGCTTGAAGGCCGTCCGCACGCTGTCGGAGTTGGCCTTCAGCGTAATGACGTATTCGCGTTCAGCCACGGCTACTCGTCCTCGTCATCGTGCGACTTGGGCCTGCCGACCGCTTCCTGTGCGGCCTCTGCGACGCTCGACGCCCAGAGCAACGCTTCCAACCTTCGCTCCGGCCGAATCATGTAGAGCCGACACAGCGCCTCGAAGTCCTGCAGGTACAAGACCCCGTAAATGTGCTCGTCCCGCTTGCCCTTGCTCTTCCGGACCTCGTAGCGGAGCGCTTGACGGCAGAACTGATAGACGGAGTACAACTCGGGATCGGCGAGGAAGATCTCCCATGGGCACTCGTCGAAGATGCACGTCCCGGGCTCTTTCTTGAGCGAGGTCCTGACCGCGCAGGAGTCCTCGCTCTTAGTCTCGAAAGGCGCGCGCCCACAGGCCGAAGGGCGGTTCAGCTTGAAGACCTGGAGGGCGAACGCCTTCAGTCGTTTTTTTGGTCCTCGACCTCCGCCTGCTGCTCACGGGCGCGGTTCCACATCGCGTCTTGGATCAGGTCGCCGAACTCCGTGGAGTCGGTGTGGGAGAGCAAGTAGACCGCAGCCTCTACCGAGAACTCGATCTCGTCCTTCGATCCGCTCGGGGCATCGAGCACGACGTCACCACGGTTGATGTGGTCGAAGTTCTTCGGGGCAAGGCCCGACCACCCGAGAAAGAACTTCTGCGCGTAGCTCTCCCGCCAGTCGAGGCGGAACTTCTTTGCCTGCGGGCTACCGGGACGAAAGCCTTTCGTTGGAGCCTTCGCCTGCTGCGCCTCCGAGAGTGCGTTCAGGTCGTCGACGGTGCCCTCCCTGACGATGACGACGAAGGCCGGCTCCTCCGGCCCCGTCGCGCCAGCGGGAATGATTGAGACGTCGATGGTCTTTCGCTCGCGCGGGACGAGCTTGTAACCCTTGGGCAAGAACGACATGCACTCCTCCTGTGACTGTCAAAGTTGCGGTTGATGGTGAGCGTCGATCAAGTCTTCTCGACGAAGGAGATCGAGAGCTCGCCCTCGTCGGTGATCGACTGGAGCCCGTAGCGAACGCGCATCATGCGGATGCCATTGTCGTCCTCTGGCGTGATGGAGACGGGCTGCGGCGTCGTGGCGGAGATGACGATCCTCGACTGGACACCGTCACCGTGCGTCGCGGTAATCGCGTTGGAAGAGGTGCCCGCCGAGATTTCCGCCCAGAAATTCTTGTTCACGAGGGTGTCCTCGAACTCGAACAGGAACTCCATGAACGGGTCGCGGTCGGTGATGTGCGTGCCCTTGAATCCGAAGGTGTGATTGACGCTTCCCCGATCCGGGCGCGTCGTGCCCCAGTCGAGCATGATCTCGCGACAGACCAGCCCTTGAGCGTCTCCCCAGCCGCCGATGGCGAGACCCATGCTCTGCACCATCGTGGAGTTGTCGTTGGGGTAGGTCGGCGCCGCGGGGAACGCCACGGTGGTCGGCTCGTTGTACCTGCCATCCATCGTGAAGTTCAGCGTCGGGTCGTCACCCGCCGGCAGTTTCAGCTGGAACCCGCCGTAGATGCCGTTGGCCTTCTTCAGCAGCCCGTCGGCGTAGACCCACGCGGTTGCCGAGACCGGCAAGTCCGAGGTCGGGGTGTAGACCGTTGAGCTCGATCCGCCACCAGACCCGGAAGCTGCGGCGAGGCCGCTCGCCTTCAACAGAGGACCGAAGAAGGGCGCCCCAAACCCCGCCGAGACGCCCTTCGACATGAGGATCGTCTGCGGGGTGAAGTTCCACTTGTGGCGACCGATGCCGCGCTTCCCGCGGGTCAGGGACTTGCGCAGGGGACGGCGCTCGATCAGCTTGACGTCCGGCTTCATGATGTTTCCGTCGCCGAACACGATCATGCTGTCGACCGACGAGGACGGCGTCGGGTCCGTCCCGTAGCTCACCTCCGACTTGACCAGGCAAAGGGTCTTCCGAACCAGGTTCAGCCCCATGACGACACCTCCCACGCCGGCCGAAGCCGGAAGACGTGATCGTGAGGTGAGGATGAGTCGCGGTTACGACGCCACCGCGCAGGGCGCTACGTCCCCAATCCGCCAAGTGACGTAGTGGGCGATGGTGGGACGATAGCACGATGGCGGTCCGCGGTCACACGATCGAGGATCTCGACGAGCTTTCTCGCCGATGCTCCCCACGAAAATCGACGCATGTCGCGAGCGGCCTGCTTGCCGATCTTCAACGCCCGAGGATAGTCGAGCATCACCTCGGAAACCGCCCGCATCGCGTCCTGTAGGTCTGGCCACGCATAGCCCCGGTCCTTCTTGCCGGAGAGCTTCACTGGAAAACTGTTGGCCCGGTCGGCGTACTCCTGGCTGCCGGAGTAGTCGGTGATCACAGTCGGCAGTCCGGTGGCCATGGCTTCGGCGCCGGCAAGCCCGAAACCCTCGCCGCAATGCAGGAACAGGAACCCGTGCGATTGGTGGTAGAGCTCGATCAGCTCCGACACCGGAAGCCGCCGGTTGTCGAAGGTCACGCCCTGACCATGCAGAAGTCCCGGCTCGATCTCTTTTGCCGAACCAGATTCGAGGATCTCGGGCAGTTTCCGGACGTCCGCTCCGGTGGTCTTGATGTAGAGCTCGACTCCCGGCCACCGGGAGAGCAGGACCTGATGCAGGTTCGTCAGCTCGGTAAACTTCCGCGGATTGGGGGCGCCGACGTACAGCCAACGGAACTTCTGGCCCGGTCGCCATGACCTCGGGCGGTGCTTGAACAGATGGACGTCAACCCCGAGAGGGCAGGTGTAGATCGGCGCGTTGGTGTGCGGCCGGAACAACTCGACGCAGAACTTCGACGGCGTGATGATCACGTCCGCGGTCGCCAGCCCAACGAGTGCCTGGTAGGGCATCTCTGGCGACTCGAACATCGTGAACAGGATCGAGAGTCCGTCGCTGGGCTCGTGGTCCATGGGCGTGCCGTAGGTCACCGCGAGATCAGCTGCGTCGTCGAGTTCTACCAGCGGAGCCAGGTGCTTCAGCAGCATCGCGTTGGACGCCGCGTAGCCGAGGAAGTTACCCACGGCCTCGTCGGGGTGCCCAACCTTCCCGACCCAACGGACCTTCACCTGATGCCCTGGACGGACGGATCGTGCCAAGACGTTCGGTAGTCGAGCTCGTAGGTGATGTCGCCGTACACCGTGGCGTTCTCCGGGCCGTAGCCGTTCAGCACGTTCTGCTTCTCGCGAATGTTGACCTTCGTCGGGCCGGTTCCACCAGCGGCCTTCGCGACGGTCAAGCTCATCTCCCCGCCGATCTTCACGGCCTTCTGGATGTCCGCGAGAAACGCGGACGCCTCTCCGTCAGGGTCGTCGCCGCCGTATGCGTCCACGAAGACGAGCATGATTTTGAGGAGGCGGCGGTAGCCGGATCCGTCTTCCCTCGGAATCTCCTCCGCCTGCAGCATTACGATTCCCGGTCGGGCCACGGCCAGTGGGTTGGACCGCTTCGAGAAGACGCGTTCGCCGACCTCGCGAGAGTAGCCGTTTGCTTCGGTGATCTGCGTCAATCTAGTCCGGAAAGCGGAGATGACCTGGTCGCGGATGATTGCCACGTCAGAGGTCCCTCAACGCCATCCCGACGTACTTGTCGATCAGAGCCGGGGCTTGCGCTTCCGCGGTCTTGGTCAAGTACCCGGAACCCTCCTGCCTGACCTCCATCACCCTCCGCCATTCGGTCCCTGACGCGAGCCCCGAGAGCTTCGCCGCCCCATAGCCGAGCCCACCGACGCCGGATGCGGTGAACGCCGCTCCGGCCACAGGGAAGAACAGGCCCTTGTCGGTCTTGGCGCGAATGACCCCGCCCGGGAGGTATCCGGTGCCTTCGTCCCTGACCCGCGCGTACTTGAGTACGGTCGCGTTGGAGCCCTGCATGAAGCCGACCTTGAGCTCCAGGCCGGCGGATCCCGCGGTGATCACTCCGGTCGGGTGGATCGCCGATCGAAGGCGAGCGCTCTTGACCGGGGCGTTGCTCACGACCGCAGACGACAGCTCTTGCCCGACCCACTCTAGCCCCCTACGGAGAGCAGCGGTCACCTTGACAGCGTCCTCCTCGAGGAACCGCGGATCAGCGATTTCGACGTCAACCCTCACAGGCGTACCGGTCGGTATACCGGGTCGCGAAGAATCGCCTCGACTCCGGGAAGGATGTCCTTGACGTAGATGGTCAAGCTTCCGGGTGCAGTCGATTCCGAGGTGATGCCGAGCTTGTCTCGGTGCTGGAACCAGAACGCCACTTGCTGGATCGCCGCCATGTGGAGGTCCGCTGGGGCGTCGCCGACATCCCGACAGAGCCCGCCTTCGTAGGTGACCTGCACGGACTTCGCCCCGGCAAGGAAGGGACGACTTCTCATGCGGATGATACCGTGCGGCTCGATCGCGTAGTCCCCTGCAGTGATCACGTTCGGGTCGGTCACGAAGTCGCCGTGGAAGTCCTCTTTGATCGAGGCCACCGATGCGATTGGGAACCGCTTGACCCGGACCCACCACTGGTCCCACCGCGGAGAGAACGTCTCGACCAACCCCGAAGCCCTGCGGAACACGCGTCCGGTGACGTTCTGCGCTCGAATGGTGAAGGCGTCGATCAGCTTCTCTACGAAGAGCTGGTGAGAGTCGTCGATGTCCTTCAACTGCAGCTTGACGTCATCGAAGGTGCAGAGGTTCCGGAGAGCGGTGCAGTAGAGGCGGTGGACGATCTTGCCCTTCAGCCCCGACGTGGTGGTGAACAGGATCTCCGCGGCGTGCTCTTCCGATTCGAGGGTCGCATCGAGCAACGTCGTGTCGAGGATCGCGATGGTCCAGACCAAGGCCCCGGAGCTGTTTACCGTCACTCCGTTGCTGTTGAGGACGTTCTGAGCACTGCGGGAGTTGACGATCGACCCCGACCTTGCGTCCCTGAGCGTCATCGTCAGGGCAGAGAGGTTCGCTACGGGGATGACTGCCCCAGCGTTGTCGAGCAGGGTATAGCGCGCCTCTCCGGTTGTGCCTGCGTCAAGTCGGACGATAGCCATTCAGACCCCCTTCACGGCCCGGTGCCTCAGTACTCCGTCAACTGCAACGTCGCCCCGGCGCCGAACTGTGCGCTGGCGGCGGTGTCGGCGCAGGCGCAGAGCCGATACGACACGGAGCCGGACTGCCCGGTGTCGGTAAAGCCCAGCGCGACCGTGGTGTTCTCATTCGACTTGAGTTCGGTGTCTGCCGTCACGAGCGCGGCAGCGGAGCAATCCGCCCCGCGCGCGATTTTCGTGGTGAATACGCGCGTTACTGCGCCGGTGATATCGGCCGCCGCAAAGCCCTGGAGCCTGATGGTCCGGCCGCTGGTGGCGGCGTGAGTGATCGACGTGGCCTGCGTGAAGGTCGTGCAGCCCGTCATGCCGACGGTGCCGGAGTTCTGCCCGTAGGCGAACTTCGGGAACGCCTCGGTTGTGTTCTGGATCGGTGGCGTGACACCGATCAGGCAGTCGAACGTGAGGCCGGTCGTGGTGGTTTCAAGGGCCGAGCCGATGATAAGGTCCGAGCTACCCGAGATGGTGGCGACGCTACCGGCTGTCGACCCCGACGGTTTCAGCAAGTCGCCACGTGTCACCGAGCCCTGCGCGATGCATACCCCAACACCCGATGTCAGCACCTTCGCCGGGTAGGTGCTCAGCGCGGTCGCGAGCACGACACCGACCGCGCGCTCGGGGTTTGCCGTCGTCGTCTTGGTGACCGTGTTGGCTGCCGCAGTCGAGACGGATACGACCTGGCCGCGCGTCAGCGCCTCGCCCGCAGTCAGCGTGACGGGCTCGCCTTGGTCGTCGGTCGCGATCAATCCCTTCAGGCCCGAGACGTCGCCATAGCTCCAGTCCCAATTCACCAGCGGCGTCGTGACCCCGGAGGCGTCACCAGAGATCGTCACATTCTCGACCTGCCCCCTGCACTTGCCGCTCCCGGTGCAGGTGGCGTCGGCTGCGCACGATGTTCCGTCGTTCGAGCCGCCGACGCAGACGCGCGCGATTGCCGGGAACTTGAAGCCAGTCGTGAATCCCTGGAGCTTGACGCCGAACACGCCCCAATTTATAATTGATGGTGTGTCGGCCACCACGGCAACACCGACCGAGGATGTAGAGAGATCGACTGCCGTCGTACCGTTGCCGAAGTAGAACATTGCACCGTCAATCAGGGAATTGTTCCAGAATAGAAAGTCGCACGCGCCCGTGGAGCAGTCGCCATCTACCGTGCACGGCCCCCCGAAGTCGGTAGCGGCGGAGTTCACGCAACGCTTCGAGTCTGTCGTCCGAAGGAAGGTCGTGGAAGCGCCCTGGTCGGTGTGCCATAGCGAACCAGCGCCGAGCACGAAGTGACCCGCCGAGCCAGCCGGGAACAAGTCATTCGCGTTGCACGCTGCGCCAGTCGGGCACCCGATCGTGGCGTCGTTGCCAGCACCAAAGACACAGACCTTCCCCGATCTGGTACCCGACGCGCAGAGGCCGCGCTGGTCGCCGAGGCCCACGATTGCGCCACGGCCCCCCCATGCACCGCGATTGCCGATGTACTGGTTCCCGGACCCCTGAACGATAAATTTCGGCCCGATGTTGCCGTCGCAGTAGGCGTTCGTGACGATGAAGTTGTAGCCGTCGTTGAACTTTGGCAGGACGCAATAGAGGCTAGATCCGCCCCGGAAGTCGTCGGCGATCACGCCAGCCAACGAGATCAACAGGTCGGAGTTGCCGACCCAGCCGCTCAGCGACGGGTCGCCATAGCCCCCTCCGGTTGACGACGAGATGGTGTTGAAGCCCATCGCGTGAATACCGGCCGTCCAGCCGTAGCCGGTCGACCGGACAACCGAAGTGGCGATGCCGGCGATGATGCCCTTGTCGGTCGAGGCGTTGACCTGGTAGTTGACCCAGCCGTTCGTCGCGATCTGCGGCGTCGTCAGCGAGGTGCCGTTGTTCGCGCTGTCGATCACCCGGCCGCTGGCGCCGGTCTTGATCGTGAAGTCGCCACGGCGGTGGTCGTAGACCGTGACGTTCTCGACCCGCGCGTTCGAGGCCGCGCCGAAGTCGATCGGGTTGATCTTCCCGGGACCGCTCGCACCCCAATTCGTCGCGTATGGCACGTCGCCACAGGTGCCGCCGTCCGCCTTGCAGTGCCCGGCCGGGATCGTGCAAGCGCCGGCCCCGCAGTTGAGGTCGACGTTGCAAGCGACGCCCTCCAGTATGCCGGACGACGCGTTGCAAAACTGCGCGCACGCTTCGCCCAAAGTCCCGCCGCCGGTGTTGTCGCAGTAGCCCCATCGCTTCCCGGCGCCACCCATTGCCGGCGAGTCGCCAGACGCACCGTTGACCCAGATTCCGCAGTTCTTGATCGCGATGTTCTTGGCGCTCGCCGCAGCGCCAAAGACGGTGTAGGTCGATGCTTCGGTCGGGGCGAAGGCCGTCACCGCATTAGCGTCGGCGACGCACGTCCCGTTGACGCACTGGTTATCGGCCGTGCAGGCAGCGCCCGGCGTGTCGCTGACTCCACTGCACGACTTGCGCGCCAGCACGAAGCCAGCGGTTCCATCCTCGCACTGGATCGTCGTGTTGCTGGCGAGGTCCGCAACCGAGTCGGCCGCACCCGACGTACCGAGCAAGATCTTGCAGCCACTCGGAACGAACAGCGTCTTGCCGGCTGCTTCGCCGCCCGATTCGAGCGCGGCCCGCAGTACCGCCGTGTCGTTCTTCGAGTACGCGCAGCCGACGTTGAGCGCACGCACGTTAAGCTGCGGCCCCGAGTAGCCGTTCAGCCCATCGAGCAGCGCGGCGGGCGTGGCGCTCGCGAGCAATACGCCCACGAGCGCCGTAAGGAAGATAGACCAGCGACGCATCAAGCCTTCGCTATCAAGC